CATCAAGAAATTAATGTCTGAGACTGTTGACCATGCTGTTCTTCATCACGGCACATTCAGCATGTTCCACTTTCAAAAGTTCTGCGGCAAATTTGGATTGAAGCGCATCAGCGAAGAAATCACCCAGTTCATTCCGTTGCTCTCCAGCACAGGCATTAACTCGCCGCTGAAAGAAGAAACAAAAGCGATCAACGCCGCAAAAAAGCGTACAACCTTGGTATTTTAGTGGTATAATTCATTTACACCACTAAACAAGGAGTGCTAAATGGGTCATAAGTCGGTAGTAGTATTTGATCACGATGTACTTGATCATATGGAAAATGACCCTGCCGAGTTTGTGCGTCGTTTGAAGCACGCGATCTTCACACATCGTCGCCTTGGCGGATCGGTGTCTGTCTCTGGCGCTACGGTTGCCAATGTCGTTTGGAGCGGTCATACCGACATATCCCCGATTTTGAAGTTTGAAGACTTCACTGGTGCTGCCGCAACGTACGACGATGTCAGGCCAATTGTTGCCGAACACGAGCGGTATGGGTGCAATGCGGAGACTGCTGTGAAGCAAGCGCTAAAGGTGCATCGAGATGATCCGGTCGTGATCGGCGAATATGGCGAAGTAACACTGTGTGGTGGACGTTCTGTCCGCATTCAATGATGGCACGACTTACCGTTGACCTTTCTGAACTCGAGCGAGTTTTAGCATATCTCAAGACGATCAATGATCAACCGCTTGAACAAATTGATTGGGTGCGGAATGGCGCCTTGATCGAAGTTCGCGGCGACGACATTGAGGAGTGGAAATACACAGGACTTTGCAATCGCTATTTTGCAGTGGACAACCTACTACCAGAAAATATATGACAGACCAACAACGAAAAGAAATTCTTCAAGAGCTTGGAATGCTTGGGTATATGTTCCTGTGGTTGCTTGGCAGACCACTAACCTCAATTGAACCGAAGACAGAACCTGGAGCAATACAGGTAATTAGAACTCCGATAAGTTTGTGGAAGGTCGAAGTATGTGACAACGTTTGGGTGTATAGACCATATGGACCGAACGTCTTTCACCGTCTTATGCAGCGCCTTGCCTTCGGCGTGCATTGGCATTGCTTGGTTTAGTTAGAGCCTATCAGTTACCGACAGGACTGACCAACCTTTTGATTTGCCTCTGGTCACTGGTTGGTCATCGTTGGTTGCTGCTTTTCTTTTCAAAGCCGTATAAGATAAATCATTAGCCTCGCAAAATGCCCTACACCCAGTAACGAGCTTTAAGGTTTTTGAGGGCATTTCAAGCGACCAAGTTTTTGAACGTGACGCTGCTTGCCCTGTTCTAGCTTTAGCTTTTTCTGATTGTGCTGCTCGCTGGTCTGAATTTGACCAGCGATTTATTGCTGCCTCAGATTTTGTATAATTCGACTTACTCATTAATTTCTTTCGTTTTTGCGTGCATACCTGGCTAATTGTGCAAGTCGCATTTTCTCTTTTACCTCTGGTGATCGAGTTGTGCCTGTCCGAGCTGCTCTAATCTTATCTCTTGTTTCACTAGTCATAATTCTCCCAATAGCTAAAGCCTTCATCTTTTCTTTGGTTTCGTCAGAGTGAGTTCGGCCTTTCCAATTTGCGCCAATTAGATCCTTAGTCTCTTGTGTATGGCTCTTGCCGGTATTAGCTATGCTAATTTTGTTCGCCCATTCTTCAGAGATTTCGCGTCCTGACAATATCATACTCAGTTTGTCTTTAGTCTCTTGTGGTGTGACTCTACCTGTAGCAGAAGCCTTCATCTTGGCTTTAGTCTCGGCAGTATGTCTTCTCCCTGAAAATGTCACACCACCATCACCGCCAGGTGTCTTGTTATATTCAGGCTTTAGCTCAGCAATAAAGAACTTTTCTCGTTCAGACAAAAAGTCTCTTGTCGGGTTCTCTAAAGATTCTAGAACTTCAGTGCTGAAAGAAGATTCTCCGTGTTTCCTAATGGCCCTAGCAAAATGTAATTCATTGGCGGGGTCTCGAGATCCCTTAAGGTGTTCTTTAAGCCGAGCGGCTATAGGCTTCGTGGTCTTGCCTACATATCGCTTCCCATTTACGCTGTTTGTGATGAGATAGATAAATCCGATCATTAATAACTCCAATTCAGTTTTTAGGTTCGTTGTATCTCTATTTATGGGCACCAGGAAATCTTTTTGTCATCTAAATACAGGTTATATGCAGGATGTCTCTGCATCATTAAAGGAGATAAGTTATGGCAACAGCACCAGCGGTAGCAAAAGCACCAGCAGCGAATTTGATCGAGAAGCGTCCTACAAATTTGCAACACACCTACTTAATCGATTGGAACGACGACGGTCTCTTTAAAGAGATTGCCGTTGTGATGGAAACAGAAGACGGCACCATCTACGGTATCGAAATTGATCGTCTTCACCAGATCGACAAAGGTCGTCTGAAGAAGTTCCTCGTTAGCGTTCACGCTGATAAATATCCTTTGTGGGAACTCCTGTCCCAAGGTAAGTTGAACAACGGCGTGAATCCGCTTGACTTCTTCCACATGAACTACGTTAAGGTTAAGCGCCCACGTGGTGCTGTTCTTGGTGGTGGTCTCGCATCCGTTGAAGTTTACGGTGCTGAACGTCAAATTGGCGCAGAGTTCTCTGACCCACGCGGTGGTGTCATTGCTAGCGAAGCGCCGTCAGCATTTCGATAAGCACATCTTTATCCTAGAAAAAATGGGGCTTCGGTCCCATTTTTCGTTTCCTGTATTCTGTTATACTACCTTTTGAAAACCGTAGTATAATGGTTTCGTGACATTCGCAATTTGTCGAATTCTCTGAGTGCTGTTACAAGAATGGTAACCTTGTGGATGATGTAAATCATTCGAAGCACAACTGGGGTCTACAAGTTTTTTAAGGTAGGCGATTGAGTACCTTGCCCACTAACCAAAAGTGAGATTCTATGAAAAAAGTTATTGCTTCCCTTACGCTGCTCACAGTGACAGCGTTGTTCGGCGCTGCCGGACTATTCTCAATGATGCCGTCTGGCATCGCTACAGCGGTCATCGCTGAAAAGCCTCAAGACGGAAAGATCGGCGGACAAGCAGCAACATTGCTCCCGTCAAACATCACACCAGAACAAGGTAAGTTGCTGACCAGCGCTTACAACATCGCCAAAGCCGATGGCCACAAGAACCCAGAACTAGTTCAATCGATTCTTCTTCAAGAATCTCGTGCCGGCGGAATGAAAGTATTCCGCGTTGCCAATCCAGGACCTGAGGCATACTTTGGACCTATGCAGATCAAACTCGCAGCAGCGAAGGATGTGCTGAACAAGTTTCCAAATCTGTTTTCAAAGTACAACATCAGCACAAAGACTGACGATGAAATCAAGGCTAACCTGATTCTGAATGACAAGTTCAACATTGAAGTTGCTTCAAAGTATTTGCTCATTCTTCAAAAGCAATACGGATTCTCTGGACGCGAATTGGTCAACGCCTATAACCGTGGTCCAGGCGGTGTCAAGGATGTTGGCAACGACTATCACTACGCGATTGGCGCTGAAGCAAAATTAGCAGCATTCAAAAAGGGACAGAAGATCTAACCGAAGTGTAGGACACCGAGGTCAGCATTCTGAAATATAATGTCAGAATGCTACAAACTCAGTCTTATCTTGGTGACTTAATTCGCGATCGTGTTAGTTTAGGTCGATTGACGGGCGCCGGATTTTACGAGCAACGGTGCGCCGTTTGTAATGATCACAGTCCTCGTGCCGGTTGGAAGATCGAACCAGACCAAGTATTCTTTCATTGCTACAACTGCGGTTTTATTGCCTCATACGAAGAGGGCACTGGCAAGTTTAATCGCTGGATGAAACAGTTGTGTCGTGCCAATGGCATATCAGACGACGAACTTCAGGCGATCGCTGCCACCTTGTTTTTCAACAAGGCAGAAAAGACCGACAAAGAGATTACGCTCGAGGCGCTTCATCGAGTAAATCTGAACACCCCAGAGATTGCCTTTCCTGATAGGACACTTCAACTAGGGTCTGCTGGTCACGATGGTATCCAGGAACCCCTTATTACGTACCTGCTATCGCGAGGGATGGATCCTTTAAAGTTCTACTTCAGTTTGGATCCCGCCCACCTGCGGCGTGTAATCATTCCGTTCTGGCGTAATGGGAAGTTGATCTACTGGCAGAGTCGAGCAATCGACAAGGCAGCAAAACCACGATACAAAAACTGTTCTGCTTCTAAGGATGCGATCCTTTATGGATACGACAATCTATTCGAGTACAGCGATGCCCCGCTGTTTGTGACCGAAGGTGCCTTTGACGCTGAGACTGTGAACGGCATTTGTATTCTCGGATCGAGTTTGAATGCGGCAAAGATTGAAATTCTTCATAAGACGCGTCGCCGAATTATCTTCGTGATGGATCTGGACAGCAATGGCGGGGCGCTACGGGACGAAGTTCTGAAGCAAGGTTGGGAGATCACTTGGGTCGACAACAGGGCAGCTGACATAAATGACAGTCTCCAGAAGTTTGGAAAGCTCTATACAATTTACAGTCTGATCAAGAACGCAACAACAAAATCAAAACCGCTGGCGGCGCAGATCAATACCGACATGGCATTGCTCGAAGCGAAGCTACGCAAATCAAAATACGTGTGAGGCACGAGCAGCTCGCATTTTAGCTTTTGTTTCTTCAGAGTGTTTTCTCCCAACCCAATGTTTAGATCCAGCTAATGCGAATTTTATAGGTGTTGATCGTGCCTTGTTCAAAAAATCATCCCGCTCACAAAGTTTAAGTCTTCGCAAAACTTTTGATTCCCATAAAACAGCTTTCTCTCGACTATTAAAAGTTTTTCGAATTTGGATAACATCTGGGTCGCCTATCCTATTTTTCAATTCTTTGACCAGTTTAGAAGAAGTAAAATATGTTGTCCACAAAGAATTAGGTGTAGCATTTTTTGCATACCTAACACCGTAATACCAAATGTTGTGTGAAGACCAACCTATCAAATAGGTAAAAGGGATTTGCATTACTATTCCTTCAAAGTTCAAATCTGTTTATGTCAACACCTGTTCTTTTTGATTCTGACTCTCAGAGGTTGTTCATCAACTCAATGCTCTCGTGCCCAGAGCTATTTGCTCGAGTCAACCCAATTCTTCAACCAGAATATTTTGATCCTGGTATGCAGGGGTCTGTGAAGTTCTTGAAAGAATATTTTGCTGAGAATCGTGCTGTTCCAGCGCCGCAGATTTTTCAGGCAGCAACAAAGAACACTCCAGAGATTTTTCAGATTCAACGTCAGGACGTTCAGTACCTGGCGGAGCAGATCGCAGGGTTTTGTCAGACAGCAGCGATGATTCAGGTCCTGCGAAAAGGTCCTAATTTTCTGGAGAAGCGCGACTACGGTGGAATGATCGAGCAATTCAAGGCGGCAGCTCAAATCGGATTGCTTGATGATCTCGGCATCGAATACTTCGTTGATCCGCTAGCGCGTCTCGAACGTTTGGAGACAACCGACAAGTTGATCAGCACTGGATGGAAAGATGTCGATGCGCTGATTGGCGGTGGTGTTGGACGCCAAGAATTGATTACCTTCCTTGCTCCGTCTGGCGGCGGTAAGTCTGTTTCGATGTTGAACCTCGGGTACAACTTCATGGAGCAGGGTTTGAATGGCGTTATCATCTCGATCGAAATGCGAGACACCAAGGTCGCGATGCGAACTGACCAGATGATTGCTCGAATCGCTGCCGGCATGATCCCAATGAACAAAACAAAAGTTGCTCATGAGATTGAATTGTTTGGCGAGCGAACAGGTGCTCGACTGTTCATCAAGCGAATGCGAGAAGGCGTGACCAATGCCAATCACATTAGTGCGTATCTGAACGAACTCGAATCATCAAAGGCATTCCGTCCTGATTGGATCGTTGTAGATTACCTCGACATTATGCAGTCGGCGCGCAAGGTTGATGCGAGCAATATGTTCTTGAAGGATCAGTACGTCTCCGAAGAAGTTCGTGGTATTGGATTCGATTACGACGCGGTTATGGTCAGCGGTTCACAGCTCGGTAAGCACGCGACTGAAGCGATTAACGACGGTCGAAAGATGCATCAAGGCGACGTTCAAGGTGGATCATCCAAAACCAATACTTCCGACTTGATGATCGCAACGGTGAAGACCGATGCTATGCATGAGGCAGGTGAGTATCGATTCGAGTTCCCTAAGGCACGAAACTCTGATGCGGCAAACAAGACTTGCCTGATGCGCTGGAATAAAGAAACGCTGCGAATCACAGATGGTTCTGCTCCAGAGCTGGCATTGAAAAAGAAAGAGCGTCCAGGTCTTCAAATGTCTTCCGTAGTTCCCGGATCGGCAAAGATGACACTCAGTCAGTTGGCAGGTGATAAAAGCTGAACCTTAAAGTTCGACAATTTCTAAACGATAAATATCGTCAGTGTTTCGAAACACCATTATTCAAACCTATAGGAGAGATTTCAAAATGACAGAACAAGCTCGCACACTCACCCTCGATGGTGTAACTCACAATGTTGCTGACTTCAGCGTCGGCGTTCAGAATGCTGTTGGTATCTACAACAGCATCAGTGCTGATCTTCAGAAAGAACAAATCGCTGTTCTGAAATCACAAGCAGCACTTCAGTCCATCGGCGCTCAGATTGGTGAAGCAGTTAAGAAGGAACTCGCTGAAAAAGCAGCTCCAGCTGAAGAAGTTCCAGCAGCAGAATAATTCACACAGAAATGTATGATTACGAAGGACCTGTCTCAGGTCCTTCGGGGCATAAATAGATTACTAAAATCTCAAATCGCTAATGGCAATCCTGAACGAATCCATCAAACACCTAGAAGATCTTGACGTACGATCTTTTATTGCGGCGGTGCGCCGAATTGGTACTATGCAGGCGACTGAAAAGCTGGATGGTGCCAACCTTTGGTTTGGCATTGACGATGAAGGCAAAATCTTCACATCGCGAGCAGGCAAGAATGTGATGGCAGAACGCTTCTACTCTGAGCAAGACTATCCATACTTCGCCGCATATAATGGTTTCCGTGGCGTTCAAGCGGCGCTCATGGAAAAAGAGCGTGACATCAAATCTGTTCTTTCACCTGGCGACACAATCGAAATTGAAGTTCTTTACGGTCGTCAACCGAATGCTGTGTCATATGGACTAGACGGCAAGAACTTTATCGCCGTCCTTCAGGGTGTCGAAGGCACAAGCGATGTAAAAGCTGATCAACTAGCAGGTCTGCTTCAGAATCAAGAAGTAACGGTTAAGACTGTTGTTGTCGATACTCCAGATGGAGAGAATCTTGATCGCAAAGCAATGTCACAAACATTCAGATTTGTAGGCGTCCAAAAGATCAAACCAGAATTGATTCAATCGATCGATCTTGAAAAAGAACTCTCGGCACTCGAATCGTATCTTGACTCAAAGTCAGGCATCGAAAGCTATTCGAACTTCGACCTTATGACTATGTCTCTTGGTTCTATTCCAAAGGACAAGCGCGCCGAAGCGAAGGAAGTCAAAGAACGTGTCATCGCTGAAGTCAAGTCGAAATACAAAGTCACTATCAAAAACGAACTCCTCACTAAGTTTGTCTCACAAGTCAAACCAGCTTTAGGTGCTGCTGACTTGTCAAATGACGAGGACAACGGCGTTGAGGGTGTTGTACTGAAGGATCCAACAACCGGCGAAATGATCAAGCTGGTCGATAAGGATAGTTTTTCAACGATCAACCAATTCAACTTCGCAGTCCGCAATCAGATTGCTGGTCCAATCAGAACAATTGACGCTGATGCTCCGTTAGAGGCACGTGGCGGTGTCATTGGGAATATGAAGATTCGAATTGCCGATCTTCTTGGAAATGCCGAGTTAGCATTGTCGCGCGAAGCAAAGAAGATCTTCGCTGCTTCAAAGGGCGATAATCCTACAATGACATTGAGAAATGTCGCAAAGACGCTTGATGGATCTGAAGACTTCAACGGCACAAAGCGTAAGATCGACGCCGTGATCGCATCCACTCTTGATGAACTTGGCGAGTTGTTAGCAAATTTCAAGAAGCACAAAGACGACGAGAAGAGCGCTTATCGTTTGAAACTCAAGTCTGGAAAAACTCTAGGACTTAGCCCTGAAGTGGTTAAGCGCACGTTGATGACCTTTGCTGAGACTAAGCGAAATCTAGTTGAGCTACTTCAGAAGACCAAAGAAGCAAAAGCGTTTGATCAGCTCATCAGCGTTCTCTATGGGCGGGCAGCAAAGTCAGTTCACGCCGACGGTGAGGTAGTTGAAGAACAGTTCGAAGACACCGGATCGCTACTGCTTGAAAAGCGAAACTATACAGACAAGGCACGATACTCTGCGGTCCCTGATGCGTGGACTCTTTTGAACATCTACACGGCGACAGTCTTGATGACCGTGCTGATTTATAAAGCAGACGATACTCGCGGTATTCGCCTTGTTCGAGACAAGGCACATTATCGTATGTCTTCGTGGACGCCTGAAATGAGTGCTCTCAATTTCTGGGGTTATCCAGTATGGCACGCAAGTTCTCCAGCAGTTGCGAAGCTGATTGGCAAGAAGACTGCGTCAGAGATCTACAAGGTCACCCGCAAAGTTCCCCCGCAATGGGTAAAGTTCCTCCATATGGATTTGTCATTTGGGCGTGATGTTCCTATTGATTGGACCGATCACTTCAAGACAATGAAGTGGTTAAATCAACATGCCGCTGGCATGAGCACCGATAGAATCAACAAACTGCTCACTTCTGGATTTAACTATGACACGTTGTCATTTGACGAGAAGGTGAAGTACTTGCCAAAACTATATTTCTACGCGCAGCAATTTGTACCAACATCACCGCTGCTCACTCGAGTGAAGGTGATTCAGAACAGCTTGCTCGGCGGCGATGTCGAGACACCGTTAGTCCTTACTAAGGGTCAGAAACTTCTCGGCGAAGACGGTGAGATCGCAACTGGCACGCCAGTAGATTCAACAGCTTTGTCTAATGCTACAACATCAGCAAACATCGAGAGCGTGCCAACTGGTATCGGTCGTCATGCTCAAATTATTCGCCGCAAGCGAAATCCGGACATCAAGTTCGTAAAATTCAAACGCCCGCAAAAGGAAGCAGAATGAGTCCTCTCAAAGAATTCTCTGGTCAATCGACCAAAACACTCGATCTCAAGAAGAGCGATTCATCAGACGCTGGTAAGACCGACGTCACAAACAAGGTGAAGGCGGACGATATTGGGTTTTCGCTGATGCGAAATACTATCAACAGCGATGGACAAGTTACTGGTTCCGATGTTGCAGATTACCTTGAGCGCGCTGCCGAACTGAATGATGAAGTTGACACAGTACCTTTTGGACTTGAGACAGATGACGGCGATATTGTAAAGGTCTATGTCAATGCCGAGCAAGCTGACAAGTTCGAAGAAGCAATGAAGAAACTTCTTGGTGTCGAAGATGACATCGAAGAAGCGATCAATAAGTTGGCTCTTGAGTTCGACATCGTTGACGTCGTTTGGCCAAAACAGAAAGTCGATGATGTCGAGGGTAGTGATGAGCTCGATCTTGGCGGCGACGATGACTTTGATGCCTTGGACGACTTTGAAGAAGATCCAATGGAAGTCGTCGGTGAATACGACGAACTCAAATAAGAAGTCGAATAAATAACTACGAAACAATAAGGAGACACTATGTCAATCGGTTCACAATTCCTATCCCGCGTTCTCACAGAAGCTACCAAGAAAGATAAAAAGAAAGGTTTCGAGTTTGATCGTTCAGTCGAAGCTATGAAGCGCGCGATGCGCGACATTGGCGGCGAAACCAACCTCGCAGATAAGATCGCAGAAGTTGCCGCAATGGTCGGCATCGGCGGTATGTATCTGAACAAACCAGATGTTCGTGAAGGCGTTCTTGAAGCAGCACAATCGCTTCGTACTAAGGCAGCTCGTGTTCGCGCGTTCTTGTCCATTCACAGCGCTCTGTCGCAATTCCACGGCGTCACGCCAATCACAGAAGGTAAAGCTTCTCCTGAAGAAGAACTCGAAGGTAACGCATTTCAACAGTTCGTTGAAGAAGTTCTTGTTACTCTCGGCATCCCAGAAGAAATGGTTTCCGGCGAAGCAAAGGCAGGCGTTAAAGCCGGTTTGAAGCGTATGGTTGCCAAGTTGCGTGCTGATGCTGACGTTCGTGCAGCGTTCGTGACTTACGGTCGTTTGGCAAGTATCAAGCTCGGCGACGGCGTTGTTGGTACAAAGAAGAGCCCTTTTGAAGTTGCTGCAATCAAAATCAAGGAAGCAAAAGAAGCTGATGGCGAAGCTGCTCCAACAAACCTGAAAGATGTATTGGCATCTGCTCGTGCGATCATGATGGCACTCGGCGTTGACGTGACTGATGAGACGGTTGTTCGTGTTGTTAACGATTCAAGCTTCTCCCGTTCAATCAAAGCAGCTTGCCGCGATCCAAAGGTAAAGCGCGGTATGGCAGCATTCTTGCGCGCTGTTGAGTAATGCGATTACTTCGCGAAGTCACTGAAGGACAGCCAACCGCTCCACATGGCGGTTGGAATGTCGGGCATCTTGCCAATCTTGGCATCATGCTTAGCTGCGATGACTTCTCTATTCGACTCGATCTCGACAATCTGAATCGTCTATTCGACTATGCCGAAGATGATGAAGTTGGCGAGGTTAAGGATCATTCTGGCGAGATCGTTATGGTATCGCCTTATGAAGATGGAATTGTTCTCACCCCAATCAACAGCACCCAGTTCCCAAATGGATTGATTCTGGACCTTGACACACTCGAGGAAATGGGCATTGAACAGTACGAGGAAAACCTCGATGAACCTGATTCAGAGTTCGATGAACTCAGCGATGATGTTAAAATAGGATCTGATGAGTTCGATGAACTCAGCGATACTGTTGAAGAAGGAATCAAGCGCGCATTTCGCCGGTCTGGAAAGAAAATCAAACGTGGTTTTCGCGTCACTTCCGGATTCAGAAAAGGTCGTGTTGTTTCATCTCCTGCTGGTGCCTTCAAACCGCGGAAGAAAGCGTCAACTCGCATGAAGTTGAAGATTGCTTCTCGCAAGAAAAAAGTTATTCGCGTTCTCAAAGGTAAGCGCACACGTCGTAAAGCAACGAGTCAGCGTCTTGTCCGAATGAACAAGCGAATAAAATAATTAGTGGACAAGTTCAACTACCCAGAATTACAAACCGAGAATCACGATGGGATGCGTTTTTACGCGATCCCTAATGGTTCATTCTATCCGTCAATTACGACGGTGCTCGCTGGCACACAACCGGAGGAGGCGAAAGCTGCTCTTGCTGGATGGCGTAATTCTCTTGGAGCAGTTAAGGCAGATGCCGCATCAAAGAAGGCAACTGATCACGGAACTAATGTTCACTTGCTAGCAGAACGCTATTTGAAGAAGCAGAATGTTCAGGCACCAATCAACGGTGCTGCCGTTCCTCAACCAGATCTTGCGGCATTCAATGCTCTCAAATTGAAGTTGGATAAGATCGACGAGGTGTGGGGTCAAGAGTGTGCGCTATATTCGCCAAGTCTTGAAGTAGCAGGTCGATGCGACCTTGTTGGAAAATACAAAGGCATTCCGGTTATTGTCGACTTCAAAACTGCTGGACGTGTCAAGGGTCATAAAGACATTGGCGACTACAAGCTACAACTAGCATTTTACGCCTGTGCCCATAACGAAATGTTTGGAACAAACATTCGCGACGGTGTGATTCTGATGGTCGCTCAAACTGGGTTTCCGATGGAATTCAATGTCAAACTTGACGACTATATAGACGAACTCAAAAGCAGAGTTGGGACGTTCTGGTCGAACCTGATAAATAGAAGTTAATGAGATATTGGAGAAATTTATGACAACACAACTTGATGAGTTCTCTTTGAACCTTCCGATCACACAAACCCCATCGACTTCAATTGGCGACGACTACGCAATGGATCCATCATATGCGGATCAGGCGGCAGCTGTAATGTCATCACCATCGGCACCAGAAACGTCCGTCGTCATTGGCGATCCAGCGACTGCTGTCGATAGTCGCATGGTTTCGGTGTTCGCTAATAACATTTCGCCTGTATCATACGGGCAAGAAGGAGACGGCATCGCGTGTTTCGACGTGGTGTTCTCAGTCGGTGTAACATGCGAAGACGGTTCATGCAAGACCTATCAGGTAGTAAAGCGCATTGGCATTGACAAATCAAAAATCGCGTCTGACGCAATGAACACTTCCCCAGTCTCAATCGTTGAGGCAAAGAAGGAAGTTGAAACTAAGAAACCTCAAGTTAATGAGAGCGCAAAACGCGCTCGTCAACTTGCCGGACTGGAGTAATCATCATGGCAAAAATCGTAATCCTCGCAGGCGGCGCAGATGCCGAAGCAGCATCTGCCGCTCTTGAAGCTGCTGGTGTAGAATTCAAGGTTGTTGAACCAACAGCTGAAAACCTTCTTCATATGGTTATCGGCATGGTAGGCGATGACGAAAAACCGGAAAAAGAAGAGAAACCAAAAGAAGAGAAACCAGCGCCGACTGAAGAAACTCCTCCAGAAGACGCAAACAAACCTGCGCCAGCTGAAGAAGAACCAGTTGCCGAAGTGTTGAAATCGCTTGGCACAGTTTCAATCGACGGTGAAGTTATTGAGGCGTTCGAAGGTAAGGATGCTACAAGCGTTCTGTTCGCAACGACTGTTGCTGGTGGTGCTAAGACAACTTACACCTTGGTAGAAGGAACATATTCTTTCTATCCGGCAAATCCAGCTACGCCGTCACAGCGTCTGATTGTTGAACACGAAAAGCACCGTACTTCTCTCGAACTCGAGATTCGCCAGAGCGCTACTAACAAGTCGTTCTTGCTAGTTGGTGCTGATCTAGCAGACATGTTCAAGACTAAATGACCTCAAAAATTCATTCGCCATTTCTGACAGTTGAGCATTTTATTTCACCAGCGGTTTGTGAAAGGTTAATTAGCGACCTTGGTATTCACGAACCGACCACTGATGAAGTAGGTCGTGTTCTTAAAAATGAGCGCATTCTGCGAGATGCCGAATATGCTCAAATGTTTAAGGGTCTGGTTCAATCACAAGTTTCGGCAATTGAAGAGCGATTCAACGCTACAGTCGTAGGCATGGAGCCACCGACATTCTCGCAGTATTTTGAAGATCCAAAGAACCCATGCGAAACTCACGGATGCGAGAACGCTAAGTTCCTTCGTAAGAAGTGGGTCAAGGTAAAAGACGTTGATCTGGTTGGATACATTTGGTTGAAGGACTACAACGGCGGCATCCCGCTTGATCCACGATTCGAAGTGTATGGCGGCAAACTAGAATTTCCGGCATATGACTTTAGTCTAGTGCCGCAGCGTGGAACTCTTGTTCTATTCCCTGCCGGTCCTCACTTCATTTCTGCTGTATCGCCGATCCTCGTTGGATCACTTGAGCAAATCAAGATCACAGTTAAGTTGAAGGCGAATGACGGCAACATGTGGATATATCAACCACATAGTTTTGGCGGGACATATCTTGATTGGTTTACTTCGTAATCAGCCTTAAAACTTTCCAAGCTGGAATTAATACGGTTGCCAAGCACCGCTAATGGCATTGTCGCCGACCCATTCGTACACTACATTGTGAACCCCAAGGGATCCGTTCTGTAATTCGCTGTAGTTCAAATGAACAATCGACCGTTCAGGTCCTGCCTTCTCAGAGTTTGGATTGCCTGGCAGACCATCGCCGGATGCCAATCTGGTTGTGTAGAACGGCGACAGGAAGTCTGAATCGCCTCCGTCATCTTGTACATCAGCCG